CTGCGGGCGGGTGCGCGCTGGCGGGCGGCGGCTGTGGCCGCGCTCAGTGCAAAAGGGGGTGCGGTGGCCGACACCGACCCCGCGGACCAGGTTGCGCCACGGCTGGCGGCCGCGGCGCAGGCGCAGGTAGACGCCTGGGTGGCCAGCGCAGAGCAGTTGCTGGCAGACAACCCGGGCCTGGGGCCTGTCGAGATCCAGCAGCGCCTGCTGGCACTCTATGGCGACCTGCCCACCGAACAGCTCGTCGAGCTCATGGCGCAGGGCTATGCGCTGGCCCAGCTCGTGGGCATGGACGATGTGAACGCAGATGAGCTCGACCCCGACGCGGATGGGGCGCGCTGATGCCACGCTCGAGCGCCCTCGAAGGGGTGATCCACCTGCCGTTTGCAGAGCAGATTGCGTTCTTCCGGCGCAAGCTGAACGTGCCCACCGAGCGCTGGGACGACCTCTGGCAGGCGGCGCATGACCGCGCGTTTGTCGTCGCAGGCGCGGCCAAGGCCGACCTGCTGGAGGACTTGCGCGGGGCGGTGGACAAGGCGGTCAGCCAGGGCACGACCCTGGCCGAGTTCCGCCGCGACTTCCGCGCGATCGTGCAGCGGCAGGGCTGGACCGGGTGGACGGGCGAGGGCAGCGCGCGGGGCGAGGCGTGGCGCACGCGCACCATCTACGAGACCAACCTGCGCACCAGCTACGCGGCCGGGCGCTACGCCCAGCTGACCGACCCCGAGCTGCTGGCGCGCCGGCCGTACTGGCGCTACGTGCATTCGGACACCGTGCTGCGCCCACGGCCGCTGCACAAGCGATGGGGGGATATGCGGCTCACGTTGAGGCACGACCACCCGTTCTGGGCAACGCACTTTCCGCCCAATGGCTGGGGGTGCCGATGCCGCGTGGTGGCGGTGCGCGCGCCGGCCGAGGGCGACGCCACCGAGCCGCCGGCAGGCTGGGATGCGATCAGCGAGGCCACGGGTGCGCCCGCCGGCATCGACCGCGGGTGGGGCTATGCCCCGGGCGCCAATGCGGCAACCCCGCTGCTGGACCTGGTGGAGCAGAAGCTGCTGAACCTGGACGCGCCGATTGGCGCACAGATGTGGCAGCACCTGCGCCCGGCTGTGCAGGTGGAGCAGCGGCTGGCGCTGGCCGACCTGGTCGACCGCGTGGCCGGCAGCCTGCGCGCCGGTGGCCGCGCGGCGCTGGTAACGGTGGTTGCGCCAGCAACAGTCGCGGCGCTGGCCAGGCTGGGGCATGGGCTGGAGGCGGCCGAGGTGTGGCTGCGCGACGAAGAGCTGCTGCACGCGCTGCGCGACACCAAGGCGGCGCGCGCAGCCGCGCTGCCCGTGCAGACCTGGCGCGACCTGCCGCGCCTGCTGGAGACGGCCACGCCCTACTGGGACACCGCGGACCCGGCGCTGGTCTACGCCTTTGATGCAGACGGTGGGCAGGGCAAAGTGCTGGTGCGCGTCAACTACCGCGACAAGCTGCGCGTAGGCGACAAGCGCACGCGGGTGACTTCGAACTTCGTGCGAACGGGGGGGATTGTGGATGCCGCAAACCTGCGGGATGGCTCGCAATACCTGAAGCTGCCAAAGGGGGAATGAGGCGGCGCCGGATTCGAACCGGATCATAGGTGCAGCGGACTGCCTCTAACCATTCCCATTGGAAACAACCGCCTCATGCGCACAGTATAGACCGGAGCCTGATCATGGCCAGCGACAAGATCACCATCGAATACACCGGCGCCGACGTGGTCGAGCGCCTGCGCCGCCTGGCCGATGGCCTGGGCCCGGCAGGCTTGCGTCCAGCCTTGCGCGAGATCGGCGAGGATCTGGCCGAATCCACCAAGCGGCGCTTCGCCACCAGCACCGCGCCCGACGGCAGCCGCTGGGCGCCCAACGCGCAGGCAACCTACCTGGGCATGCTGGGGCGCGCGGACAGCCGCAGCGACGGCCGGCTCAACGCACACGGCAGCGCGCGGGTGATGGCCAAGCGGCCGCTGGTGGCCAGCGGCATGATGGGCGATCAGATCCTGTACCAGCTCATCGAGGGCGGCGTCGAGATCGGCAGCAACCTCGTGTATGCGGGCACCCACCAGTTCGGCGCCCGGCAAGGGGCGTTTGGCCGCACGTCGCGCGGGGCGCCAATCCCCTGGGGCGACATCCCTGCCCGCCCCTTCCTCGGGCTGTCTGCCGATGATGAGGCCGCCGTGCTGGACATCCTGGACGACCACTTGGCTGGGTTGCTTGGGGGCTGACCCGGCCGGCGCGTTTACAGCCCCGTAGCGCCGCCGATGGGGTGCGGTGGGGTGTTGGTATGGGCGCGGAGGCGATCGGGGCGGGTAACGGGGTGGTAACGGGGTTTGCGGCGATGTGTCGCGCGCGCCCGCAGTTGCGCCCGCCTCTTCGCGCCCCTTCCCGCCCCTTCCCGCCTCTTCCCGCCTCTTCCCGCGTGGCACCCTGCCGTTGCCACCCGCCCCTGGCGCGCGCTGGTGCAGCCCCGCACCCTGATCTGATGCCCGCAGCCGCCCATCATGGGCGGCATGTCACACGCCTGCCCGCCCCGCCCTGTTGCCTCGCCCGCCATTGCTGCATGCGCCCTGCGCGTGCGGCCAGGGCAGCGCATGGTTCGCGTCATGCCGGCGGGCGAGTTCAGCGCGCCGCGTGGCGCATTCAAGGGGTCGGGCCCCTGGCGGCTGACGCCCGAGGCGGCCGCCAGCATCATCGCGATCAACCGCAGCCGGTCGGCGGACATCCTCGTCGACTTCGAACACCAGGCGCTGCTGGCCGAGAGTAACGGCAAGCCTGTGCCGGCGGCGGGCTGGGTCGATCCGCGCTCGCTCGAGTGGCGCGGCGAGGGTGATGAGCCGGGCCTGTACGGCGCGGTGACCTGGGTGGGCGACGTGCCCGAGATGATCGAGGCGGACCGGTACCGCTATCTCTCCCCGGTGTTCCCGTATGACACCGACGGCACGCCGCTGGATCTGCTGCACATCGCCCTGACGAATTTCCCCGGGATCGACGAGCCGCTCTATGCGGCGCTCTCGGCGCGTTATCGCGTTCATGCCAGCGGAGGGGCCGCTGCCTCCGCACACCCACACCAGGAGGATTCCCAGATGGAGCTGCTCAAGAAGCTGCTCGTCGCCCTCGGCTTGCCCGAGGCGACGAGCGAGGCCGACGCGCTGGCCGGCGTGGCCGCGCTGAAAACCAAGGCCGACGGCGCGCAAGCCGAGCTTGCCGCACTCAAGACACAGGTGGACGGCGCCACGGCCGAAGTGGCCGCGCTGAAGGCGGGCGGCGGCACGCCCGACCCGGCCAAGTACGTCCCCATCGCAACCTTCCAGGCCGAGCGCGACGAGCGACTGCGCCTGGCGGCGCTCTCCGGGCAGTCCGAGGTCAAGGGGCTCGTCGAGGCTGCCATCGCCGACGGCCGCCTGCTGGAGGCGCAGCGCGCCTACGCCGAGGACCTGGGGCAGGTCGATCTGGCCGCGCTCAAGGGGCTGATCGATAGCGCCGCGCCGCTGGCGGCACTCAAGGGCATGCAGAGCCAGGGCCGCGAGCCTGGGGCGCGCCAGGACGCGGCCTCCGATGCGCAGCTGGCGGTGTGCAAGGCGCTCGGCCTGTCTGCCGACGAGTTCAACAAAGCCAAGCTGGGAGCCTGACATGGCCGCACTGATTTCCCCCCGCAATACCGTGCAACGCGTGGGCGACGTGATCGCCTTCCCGGTGAAGGCGGCGACAACGATCCATCAGGGCGGTCTGGTGGTGCTCGATGCCGGCCATGCCGCCCCAGGGCGCGTGGCGACTGGGCTGGTGGCCGTGGGCCGCGCCGAGCACAGCGCGACGGCGGTGGCCGCAGGCGATGCGCTCGTCGAGGTGCGCTGCGGCATCTTCAAGTTTGCCAACAGCGCAGCGGCCGACCTGGTGGCGCAGGCCGACGTGGGGGCCGACTGCTATGTGGTCGATGACCAGACCGTGGCCCGGACGAGCGCCACCAACACCCGTTCGCGCGCCGGCATCGTTGTCGCCGTCGAGCCCGATGGGGTGTGGGTGCAGATCGGCCTGGGCCTGTAACGCTTCACCTACCGGAGTTACCGCTATGAAATCGAGTATCAAGCTGGCCTATGTGTGGGCCTTTGCGCTGGCCGCGATTGGCGTGGGCTTTGCCTGCGGCTTGTCGCCGAGTCCGAGCGAAGGGGTTGCGTTGCTGGGGTTCGGTGGCCTGATCGTGAGCAACGCCACGCTGACCGCGCTCGCCCAGGGCTTCAATGCGGCTTTCCGTCGCGGATTCGAGGGGGTGGCATCGACCTACCAGCAGGTGGCGATGGTGGTGCCGAGTACGTCGGACGCCGAGAACTACGGCTGGCTGAAGGACTTGCCGGGCGTGCGCGAGTGGATTGGTCAGCGCCAGTACAACAACCTGGAGGCCACCGTTGCGCAGCTCAAGAACCGCAAGTGGGAGCACACGATTGCGGTCAAGCGCGACAACGTCGAAGACGACAAGCTGGGGATGTACACGAACTTGTTCGCAATCCAGGGCGAGATCGTGGCGCGCCACCCGGATGACCTGGTGTGGGGGCTGCTGGCGCAGGGCTTCAATACCAAGGGCTTCGATGGCCAGTATTTCTTCGACACCGACCACCTGAGCCACAGCCGCGCCGGCGTGGAGACGAGTTGGAGCAACACCGGTGGCGGCACGGGGGCACCGTGGTTCTTGATGGACCTGTCGCGAGCGTACATGAAGCCGCTGATCTTCCAGGAGCGCCGGAAGCCGCAGTTCGTGAGTCGCACGCGCCCGGATGACCCGCGCGTGTTCGACATGGACGAGTTCGTGTATGGCGCCGATGCGCGTTACAACGCGGGCTTTGGCTTCCATCAGCTGGCCTACGGCAGCCGCCAGGCCCTCGACGCCGACACCTACGATGCGGCCCGCCAGCGCTTGGCTGGGCAGTTCCGCCCCGATGGCAGCCCGCTGGGCGTGCGCGGCACCCACCTGGTGGTGGGGGCCAGCAACGAGGCCGCGGCGCGCGAGCTGCTCGAGGCTGAGCGCAATGTGGCCGGTGCGAGCAACATCTGGCGCGGCTCGGCGCAGTTGATCGTGAGCCCGTGGCTGGAGTGATGGCGATGACGGCCAGTCCGAAAGGCAAGGGGCAAGCGAAGCCCCCCGCAGCCGGGGGCGGTCGCCCCGGCACCACAGGCCCCGATGGCGCGGCCGACGAGCCCGCCCGTGAGGCGCTGGCGCGCGCTGCGGAGGCCGTTGTGCAGCCGGGCGAAGATGCGGGCGAGCTCTATCAGGCGACGCTGGAGGCGGCCGAGCCCGTGGTGACGCACCTGCGGGTGCGCGCACTGCAGGACGGGTTTCGGCGCTGCGGGCGGGCGTGGCCGGCAGCGGGCGTGGAGGTGAGTGTCGATGAGTTCGACCACGCCGAGCTGATGCGCCTGATGGCGGACCCCGAGCTGGTGGTGGAGTCGGTGTGCCGACCGCTGCCCGAGATCGAGTAATCGCCATGCCCTACGCCACGCTGCAGGACATGATCGACCGCTTTGGCGAGCGCGAGCTCGGCCAGATTGCACAGGGCGTTGCGCTCGAGGTGATCGACGCCGACCGTGTCGAGCGGGCGCTGGCCGACGCGAGTGCGGAGATCGACGGCTACGTCGGTACGCGCTACCCGCTGCCCTTGGCGCCAGTGCCGGCGTTACTGGCGCGGGCGGCGTGCGATGTGGCGCGTTACCGGCTGTACGACGACGCCGCGCCGGAGGAGGTGCGCCGGCGCTACGAGGATGTGGCGCGCATGCTGCGCCACATCGCCGAGGGCACGGTGAGCCTGGGCGAGCGCCCGGGTACGCCGACCGTGCCGCAGGTGGTGCAGATGGTGGAGCGCAGCGGCAACGCGGTGTTCCGCCGGCGCACGGATGGGGGGCTGCGATGAGCGGCACGCCGTGCGATACGCCGCAGCGCCCGACCTTCCTGGGGCTGGAGCCGCTGATCGTGGCACGCCTCGAGGCGACGGTGCGCAGCTCCCTGCAGGTGCCGGTGCTGAGCACGGCTGACATTGCCGGGGCCACCGAGGCGAGTCTGCCCAAGCCGAGCGTGCGCGTTGCCTACGGCGGGCACCAGGTGGTACAGGCCGGCGCGCAGCTGCCGGCAGGCTGGGCGCTGATCGAACAGACCTGGATCGTGGTGCCCGCCGTGCGCAATGTGCGCGACATCCGCGCCGGCGCGGCGCCGCGGGCAGACGCCAGCCCGTTGTGCGACGCGGTGCTCGATGCGCTGGACGGCTGGGCGCCGGGCTGCGGCTACGGCCCCTTGAAGAGTGTGACCCCCGGGCTACGCCCGGCAACCCTGGACGGCTGCACCTATGTGCCGCTGGCCTTTACGTCCCGATTCCGGAGGACTACGCAATGCACGTGAAACTGTTGCGCCCCCATACCCATGCCGGCCGTGAGTACCCGGCCGGCGCGGAGCTCAAGACGCTGCGCCCTGCCCAGGCCGAATGGCTGGTAGCGGTCGGCACGGCCGAGCCGACCAGCCCCGAGCCGGCCCCCATCCCCCACACTGAGCCGGCCAAGGCCGGCAAGAAGGAGTAAGCCATGGCGATGACGCCCGGAACCCCGATGATCTGGACCGGCCAAGGCCCGGTGCAGATTGGCACGTTCGACCTGGTGCGCGGCCGCCCCGACCAGGCCTACCTGGTGGATGTCTATCGTGTGGGCTGCGGCAACAGCTCGCTGACGACAAACGTGACACGCGAGACGCGAGACCTGCGCGAGACGTGCAGCGGCCAACGCATGACGCTCAAGCAGTTCGAGACCGGCAAGCAGATGGCCGTGTCGCTGTCGATGTTCCAGTTCAGCGGCCGCAGCCTGGCGGCGGCGCTGTTCGGCGAGGCGCTGGTGAAAGCGCCGGGCACGGTGACGGGCGAGGTGTTGCCCCAACTGGCCGCGGGCGACTACTTCAACCTGCGCTACCCCAAGGCGAGCAGCATCGTGATCAGTGATGGGGCCGATCCGACACCGGCCACGTATGTGGAAGGCACCCACTACGCGGTGGAGGATGCGGCACACGCGCGCCTGCGCCTGCTGGCCCACCCGGCTGGCCATGTCGAGCCCCTGGCGGTGGATTACGCGTACGGCGAGTCGGTGAACATCCGGGCCTTCAGTAAGACGAACGTTGAACGCGGGCTGATCTTCAACGGGGTGAACCAGGACGGGCAGCGCGCACGCCTGATCATCCCGCGTACCTCGCTGGCGCTGGACGGCGACTTCGGTTGGATCGCTGAGGAAGAGGCCACGCTGACCTTGTCGGGGCAGGCGCTGTTCGTGTCCGAGCTCGAGAGCGACGACGACTATGGCGGCTTCGCTCGTGTGACGCTGTTCGATAACGCTTGATTGCCGTGAGCGCATACGAGCACAAGATTGGCGCCACCCTGGACCTGGTCGGCCAGCTGACGCTGAACGGCCAAGCTCAAGATATGGCGGGCTGGAGCGCGCGCAGTCAGATGCGCGGGCCGGCCGGCGAAATCGATCTCGAGTGCGTGTGGCTCGATGCCGGGGCGGGCGTGCTGGCTGTGCGCGCGGCGCCCGATGCACAGGGAGATTGGCGGCCCGGGCGCTATGGCATTGATGTGCGCCTGGAGTCGCCGTCCGGTGAGGTGTTGATCTCAAGCGCAGACCAGGTCCAGTTGGTTGCGCCCGTTACTCGGCCGGCTCAGCCATGAGCCGGCGAGCGTTGACGCTGACGCTCGCGCCGGCCGGGGCCGGCCTCCAGTTGGCGGTGCGCGCTGGCGCTGAAGGTTGCCTGCGGCTGGACCTTGCGCCCGTGCTGCGCGGCGAGCCGGGCCCGCCGGGGGCCGCTGGCAGCGAGCTGTTGCAATTGACCGCAGCCGTGGCGCTAAGCGGGCACCGGGTAATCGCACAGGACGGCGACGGGCATGCGATCTATGCCGATAGCGGTGACGGGTCGGCTTTGGTGGCGCTGGGGGTCTCCGAGCATGCGGCAACGTCGGGCGGGCCGGTGACGGTGCGCCAGTTTGGCGCCTTAGCCTGGCCAGCAGGAGGGTTGACGCCCGGTGCGCCAGTGTTTCTCGGGGCTGCGGGCCAAGTCTCGCATCTTCCCCCGGTAACGGGGTTCGTGCGCCAGGTCGCGGTGGCGCTGTCCGCGAATCGAATCCAGGTCGGCATCGGGCCGGCATTTGACCAGGAGTAGCCAGAATGGCAGACAAGTATCTGAAACTGATCGCAGGGGTCCCCACTCAGGTGGAGGGTTCGACAGCATCGGCAGGTGTGGGCGATGCGGGAAAGCTCGTCGCACTCAACGCACAGGGCAAGCTCGATGAGACGATGATGCCCACCGGCATTGGAGCCGACGTGGCGATCATCCAGGCCAGCGAGAACCTGGTTGCAGGTGATTTCGTGAACGTGTGGAGCGACGCTGGCGCGGCGCGGGTACGCAAGTGCGACGGCAGCGCTGCCGGGAAGGAAGCTCACGGATTCGTGCTGGCCGCTGTGGCATCCGGCAACCTCGCCACGGTGTACTTCGAGGGCACCAACAACCAAGTCAGCGGTCAGGTGCCAGGCCCGGTGTACATGAGCGCGGCCGCGGCCGGCGCCGCGGCGTCAGTGGCGCCCGTTGGCGCGGGCCAGGTTGTGCAGCGTATCGGCGTCGCGACCAGCGCAAGCGCTATCAACGTTGAGTGCGGACAGCACTACGTCTTGTAAGGCGCCGCCATCATGGCTTTGCATAGGCCGCTGGTGTTGATCAACGGGGCGCCGGTGCAGCTTCAACCGGGCGGAGGGCTTGATCTCGGGCCGGTAGTGGCATTAGGCGCTTTCGGCGTAACGCAATCGATAGACCTCAGTGCGGGTGCCGTGCAGTCGGGCTCGGTGAGCGCGAACTGCACCATCGTACTGCAGGCGCTGCCCTACGCGGGCGCGACCAGCTTCACCACGCTGCTGCTGGAAAAGACGGCCGGGGTTGCGATTATATGGCCGGTCGCGATGCAATGGGTTGGCGGGGAGGCGCCAGACATGGCGGCCGCTGGCCTCTACGTTGTTCTTCTGCGCGCCGTGCGAACGGGTGCGGAGACAGTGTTCGTGGCTGACGGCGCAGCGGTGGAGACATGATGGACTGGTATATCCGGCTTGCCGATGGCGAGCTCACTCCTAGGCTGAAGGTGCTGCTGCCTCATGTGTCGAGTCCTGAGCATCTCGATGACGCGGCGCTAGCAGGCATGGGGGTCGCACGTTGCGTAGTGCATGATGCACCACTGCAGTGGTGGCAACTGCTTGGCGCACGCACCGTCGACACCACGACGATACCGGTCACAGTGCGTTGGGCTGTGTTTGAGCGCCCGTTGGACGAGGTCAAGGTGCTGGCCTGGGCGCGCGTGAAGGACGAGCGCGCACGCCGACAGCAGGCCGCTATGCCCTATGCTTACCCGGATGGGTCGATACACCACAATGTGATGAGCGACCGCACAGTACGCGATTTATCGGCATCGACCACTGTCGCTCTGGCGCTGGCTGCGGCCGGCGTGAGCGACCCCCTTATGCCGTGGACCGTCGATGAGAACGTGACGCACATGCTGACGCCACAGCAAATGATCTCATTCGGCGTGGCCGCCACGCAGTGGTATAGCTCGATTCATTTGCAGTCGCAGACGATTCGTGAGCAGATCGAAGCGGCTGGAACCGTCGACGAGGTAATCTCGCTCGCGGCATGGCCGGAGAGCTAAGGTGGCGCAGTATTGGACCGATTTTGCACCTGGAGCGAGCATGACGCAGATGCTGACCGCACCGTTCTGGTCTGCACAGCAGCCAAGCTCTGACGCAACCGACGGCCAAGCCTGGTTCACGTACCTGATGAGTGCAGCACGGTCATTTCTCAGGCCAAATGAGTTTCCAGAGGTTTCGTCATCGAACGGCTTGGAGCTGTTTTTCTCGTTGAAGCAGCATACTGGAACCGTCGCGAACGGCTTTGGCGTCGGCGTTGGTGTTTCGAATGGGGCCAACGGTTTCGTGCTAGGTCTGACTACCGAAACATTCGTTAAGTACCACTTGGTGCGGTGGCAAAGCTCCGGAGCGAACTCGCAGCTAGCAAAATTCGCCGCCGCAGCGAATCCATTTAGCTCGGCACCTGCGACCGTCTACAAGCATGGGCGGCTCCAGTTCCTGAGCGATGGGACCGTGCGTGGGCGCATGTGGAATCGTGATACTCAAGTCGAGCCTGTCAGCTGGCCACTTTCGGTAGGGGGGCAGTCCAGTATCACAGGCTTTGTCGGCATGTTTTCATTCGCGGCTGGTTTACAAGAGTTTTGCGACTTCATCGGTGTCGGAACTCACGGCGACCCGGCCCCCTCCGGTCCGCCTGTCCCCCCCTCCGCGCGTCTGCGCGTGCCCTTGCTGCTAGGCTCCTTCTGAGCCTCGGGTGCGGCATCGCACCCTGATCCCCCCGCCCCGCCAGGCGCAGCATGGCGGGTATGGCAAACAAGCTGCGCACTTCCCTACATGTTGGTATCGAGGTCGATGACCGCCGGCCGCTGACTGACGCGGCCGATGCGGTAGAGGCCGTGTCGGAGGCTGCGCGCACGTCGGCGCCGGGGCTCGATGCGCTGGCCGAGGCGCAGCAGCGCGTGGCACATGAGAGCGAGGCGGCTCAGGCCGCGCTGGACAAGATCGAGCTCGATGCGCTGGCGGCCGATATCGACCGCGTAGGGTTGGATCGCTTTGCCGATGAACTCGAGCGCCTCGCGGTCGAAGGTGGCGCGATGGCGCCGCAGTTTGCCCAGGCAGCGCGCGAGCTGCGCGCCCTGCAGGCTGGCGCCGACGTGGGCGCGGCGGCCGTGGGGCGCATGGGGGGCGAGGCGCGCGATACTCAGAGCGAGCTCGGCGCACTCGGTAACGCGGCGGCCGACTTGCAGACCCGGCTGAGCGGTGTGGCCAAGGCGGTGGCCGGGGTGTTTGCAGTGGGCAAGCTGCAGGGCTATGCGCGTGATGCGATTGCGGTGGCCGATGCCTATGGGCAGATGGCCAGCCGCATCGAGATGGCCACGCGTTCCTCCGAAGAGTACGACCTGGTTCAGGCCCGCCTGCTGGCGACCGCGAGCGCAACATACCGGCCTCTGGCTGAGGCGCAGGAGTTGTACATCCGCACGGCGGATGCGCTGCGCAGCATGGGTTACGAGACCGAGCAGTCGCTCGACATTACCGATTCGTTCAGTTACTTGCTGGTGAATAACGCTGCGAGCGCCGATAAGGCTGCGGCGGCAGTGGATGCGTACAGCAAGAGCATCCAGCGCGGCAAGGTGGATGCGGATGCTTGGGCAACGATCATGGCGGCGATGCCCACCGTGGTGGATGCGATCGCGAAGGCAACAGGCCGCAGTGCCGCTGAGATCCGCGCGCTGGGCGTGACCGGCAAACTCGCTGTGCAGGAGCTGAACGAGGGCCTGCGCCAGACCGTTGAGGCGAACAAGGCGGTGGCAGACAGCATGCCGACGACGGTGGCTGATGCGCTGACGCGGCTGTCGACGGTGTGGGGCGCGTATATCGGCGAGGCGAACCGCGCGAGCGGCGCAACGCAACGCGTGGTTGGGCTTATCAATGCAGTGACCGACAACCTGGATGCGCTGGTGAGCACCGCCATGAAGGCGGGCAACGTGCTGGTGGCGGTGTTCGCTGCGCGCGCGGTACTGGCGGTTCAAGGCTACGCGGCTGCGGCCTTGGCGGCAGGCAAGGCGGTGCAGGCGACGGCGGCGGCGACCGCGGGCCAGGGGGCAGCAGCCGCAACGGCAGCGCCCCAGGTGGCGAGCGCTGCGGCCGCGACTGCTGCCCACGGGCGGGCGGCGGCCGGTGCCGCTGGCGCGGTAGGGGCGAGTGCGGCAGCAACCGAGCGGCAGGGCGCTGCGGCTGCCGCTGCCTCGCGTGGTGTGGGCGGGCTGGCCAGGGTGTTGGGAGCGCTACGCTTCACGGGGCTGACGCTGGCGGTGTCGGTGGTGATCGAGCTGGCGTCGAAGCTCTTGTTCGCCAAGAGCGCGGCCGAGCAGGCCGCCGAGGCGGTCACGCGCGTGGTGGAAGAGGCTGATTTCTCGGATGCTGATGGCGTTGGCGCGTTTATCGAGCAGCTCGAGGAGGTTGGCCGTGCGGCCGACGCCTCTGGCGAACAGGTCGAGCAGGCATTGTCGGCCCGTATCAAGACCTTGTCGGGTGAGCAGCTGGCCGCACTGCGCGATGGCCTGGTCGAGGCGTTCAGGGCGGGGGGTGAGCAGGCCGCGGCACTCGGCGTGGCGCTGGGTGCGGTGGATGCGCGCTTGGCCGATGTCGCCGAACGCGCCAACTGGGGGCGTACCGTTGCAACCGATGCAGCGGCTGCGCGCTTCGAGCTTACAGCGCTGCAGCGGACGCTGCGCGATGTTGCGGGCGATGCTGCGGGTGTTGGCAAAGCGCTGGGCGAGGCGCTGACGAAGGCGGACTTTGGCAGCGCCGATGGGGTCCGCGCGATCCTGGCAGACCTGCAGCTGGTGCAGGATTCGGCGCTGGCGACGGGGGCTCAGATTGAGCAGGCGCTGGGCGACCGGCTTTCACAGCTTTCAGCCAAGGGGCTACGCGAACTGGCCTTGCAGGCCGAGGTGGCGCTGGGGCGGGTGCAGGCCGATGCGCAGGCGGTGGCCGTTGCGTTTGCGCAGGGGGAGGTGTCGGCCGACGAGCATGGCCAGGCGCTGGCGCGCTTGGCGGCCGAAAGCGCGAACCTGGCGCGCATCAATGACCAGGTGCTCAATGCGTCGTTTGCGCGCCTGGGGGTGAATGCGGCGCAGGCGATGGGGCGTATCAGCCCGGCCGCGAAGGATGCCATCGATAGCGTAGAGAACATTGTGGCGGCGCTGACCGCTGCTGGGACGTCGGCGCAGCAGGCGGGCGAGGCGATTGCCGCGGCGCTGGATCAGGCGGTGGTGCGGGCCGATAGCGCGCAGGCGCTGGAGGTGCTGCGTGCCAAGGTGGAGGCGTGGGGCCGCGCGGGGACGCTGTCGGGCGCGCAGGTCGCCGCAGCACTGGACCAGATCAAGTCAAAGTCGGATGCACTGACGCCCGGTATCAACAGCGCAGCCGAGGCAATGAAGCGGCTGGGCGTGGTGTCGGACACTGAGTTGCGGCGCGCGGCCGACGCGGCGCGCGAGTCCTACGAGGCCGTGCGCGACATGGGCGGCAGCGTGCGAGAGCAGGCCGAGGCATTCCGGGTGTATGCAGAGGCGGCCATTGCGGCCAATGGCGGCGTTGCCACGGCGGCGTTGCAGGTGCAGGCGGCACAGCATGGGCTGCGTATCGAGGCCGATGAGGCGGGCAAGACGGTGGTGCGCAGCATGAAGGAGGCGGCCGAGGCGACTGCGAAGCTGCGCGAGCAGGCCGAGGGGTCTGCAACGGCTATGAAGGGGGTGGCCGAGGCGGCCGAGGGGGTGTCGGTTTCGCTGGTGCAGGCTGCGCGTACGCACAACTCGTCGCTGGGGGCCGTTGCGGGTTCGTGGCTCGATGCTCGCATGGCTGCGAGCCGCTATGCCGATGAGGCGCGCCAGGCGGTGTTCGATGCAACGAAGTCGGTCGATGAGCTGCGCGCGGCCTTTGCGGGCTATGTGGCGCAGATGGACGCGCTCGATGCGCGCCAGCGTGCGCTCGATGGCGGGGCTCAGCGCGGGGTCGCGGATCTGCGGTTGCGCTTGCTGGAGCTGGAAGGCACTCAGGAGCAGGTTGCGCAGGCTCGCTATGCACGCGACAAGGAGGAGCGCGCGGCGCAGCTGGCACTGCTGGAGATCGAGATCGAGCGGGCACAGCTGCGCGGCGACGGTGCAGCGGCCGAGCAAGCGCGGGCGCGCGTGGCGGCACTGCATGAGGAGCTGCGCCTGCTGGGCCGGATCCATGAGGCGGAGCAGCGCCAGGTGTCTGCAGCGCGCGTGGCGCAGACAGGCGCCCCCTCGGGCACGCCTACTGCAGCGGCGGGTGATGTGCATGTGCACATTGCGGGGGTGCTGGATGTGAATGATCCGGTCACGCTCGATGCGCTGACGCGGAAGATCCGGCCGGTGCTGGGCGAGCTGGCGCGCAGGGGGGCGTGATGCAGTCAAGTTCGGCCAGCCGCATTTTGTGCAACCGCGACAACCTGGCGCGGGAGGCGACGATTACGGCCTCGGCGCAGCGCGCGAGTGACGACATCCGGTTGGAGGCGCAGGCGCGCCGGGGCGGCGGGCGCATGGCGCTGTCCGGCCCGTACCTGGGGGCAGAGGATGGCGTGATCGACGTCGAGGTGCTGAGCGGTACCGGTGGCGAGCTGGTGGCGTCTATGCCGGTGGTGCGCGGGGTGGGTAGTGGCGCGCTGACGGTGGAGTCGGTGGATGTGACGGCGGTGCCCGATACGGTGACGTTCGCGTTGGTCGATAAGGGCACGCCGCCGGTGCCGGCGCAGCTGGAGTTCTACGGCGTGACGCTGGCCGCGCGTACACCGGGCCTGGTGGGTAACGCGCTGTCTGTGACGGTGACGCGAAACGTGGTGGCGACGCCGACGTCGTACGCGACGCTGGAGCCGATCAGCGCGGGCACGCCGCAGCTTGAGGGGGCGCAGTGGGACTGGGCGCAACCGGCAGCGGTGGATGCGGGGATTCCGCCTGGGGCGTTGCGGGTGCAGTTCGAGGGGTTTCCGGTCGTGCACCGGGCGTGGAAGGTGTGGGATCAGGGGCGCTTTGTGTTCCGTCTGGATCCGGTTCCGCCATATGACATTCCAGCAAACACGAGGGTGCTTGCGGTAAGCGGCGACTACACGCTGACGCTGAGCGACGGCGTGCAGAGCGAGGTGTTTGCCGGGGTTGTGACGGTGTATGACTTCCTGGTGGCGGTCGATACGCGCAGTACGCTGGCGGAGGTGCGCGGGGTGGTTGCGCGCGATACGGCGCCGGGCGGGATGGCGGTAACGGAGATGCCGCTGCGCACCGATGCGCACCACCTGCCGCCGTCTGGGGGACAGGTGGTGGTGCATGGCGTGTCGCCGTCCGCCCCGACAGAGAACCTGGTGCTGGAGTATCTGGGTGCTGCGGCGCCTGGGCGGTGGCGGGTGTCGGGGTCGGTGAGCGGGGTGTTGCCGCAGGCGGCGACCGGGACGCTCTACGCCCATGGGCCCGTGTCGTTCACAGTTCAGGCGCTGGCGTCGGCCAGTCTGGGGGCGCGAATCGATGCGCGCGCCCGCTTTGCGCCTCGCAGCGACGGCGAGGCGCTGCCCGCGGTTTGCTTCAAGCCCGTGATGCTGGGGGTGAGCGCCGTCGACAAGACGGTGACTTTTAAGTGGACGCGGCGACCGAAGTCGAATTGCCGCTGCGACAACTTGCCGGCGCTGCGCTTGCCGGCGCTGTGCCTGGGCTTGGAGCCTGATGGAGGTGGGATGATGCTGGAGCCGGAGTATCAGAGTCGGCTGCAGGGGCTGTACCAGTGGCGCGCTGCGTTTGCAGCAGCCAATACGTCGACGGGGCCTGATGCCGTTGCCGTGGTGCAGGACCTGGATATGGCCGACCAGGTGGTGGCGCTGTTTGCGCGGACCTTGGCAGAAGTGCATGGCGATACGGGTGCCCGCGATCTGTGGGACGCGTACCGTGTGACGATGCAGTCCGAGCTGGCGACGTTGCATGGCGTAGCGGGCTACCTGCCTGCACCGGAGGGGGCTGGCGACTCGACCGAACTCACGGCCTGGCGCGCGATCGTCGCTGCGGCGACGACTATCCAGGGTGGTGCGAAGGGCAGCGTGTACTACAACGCGGCCAACCAGCGCTACTACAGGCTAGAGCTGAGCCAGGTGGAGTTCTCACCGGCCGTGAGCGTGGGGTACCCGTGGGAACAGCCAACCGCCGGCCTGGTGCTGCCGTTCGGCTACTACTACGAGACGACGACCGGTGTCGTGCCTACGGAGTGGGAATCCAGAACCTTTGAGCCCTTCGCGGATGCGGGGTGGGCGACGTCGGCGTCGCACATGCTGGAGCGTGCTGTGCCGCTATCGGCTTCGCGCGGTGGTCAGTTGCGGGTGAGGCTGTGGTACACGGACCTGGGGGCGCCGCCGGCGGGCCTGACAGGCAGCACTGACGATGGGCCTCAGCATAACCTGAAGGTGGATTCGCCCGAACAGCTCGTGCGCCGTTACTCGGCGCAGATGGATCACGTCCTGACTGCGGCGGGCATCGTCCCAAAATCTGACGCCAGCAACAACACGGTAGCCGGGGACGGTTGCTGGCGCGACCCCGGCCACGATTTTTGGTGGGTCGATGAGTCCGGCGAGTATCTGCCGATCTTCAACAACACCCCGTACGTCTCGGCTGTCGTGCGCGATGGCGTCCCGGTGTCGACGCGCGAGTGGGGCGTGGGCGTGGTAACGCAGTGCGAACACCGCTTGCGTGAGGGCGATGAGATCACAATCAGAATCCGCGGGACCGGGCAGTCACTGCAGGCCGGTGACCGCATCGTGATCCCCGTTGTTGCGGCAGCGGCAGCTGCGTTCGGTGGTGGTGACGCCGGCGATGATACCCAGCGCTGGTCGGTGCGCAGTGCGGTGCTGGGCGTGTTGCCCGATTGGCTGAGATCGCCAGGCGACGGCGCGCCGCATTCGGCAGGGGCGCTGACCGTGCGCCTGGCAGATGGCGCGCTGCCGTGGGAGGTGGGTGACACGATTCGGGTGGAGCTCGAGGGCGGGCGCCTGCGCTGGCGGCGAGACGGGGGCACATGGGTCGAGGCCGACATCTTCGGGCCTGCGCTCGATCTGGGCGACGGCCTGCTGCTCGATGCGGCCCCCGGGGCGGCCCCTAGCTTTGCGGCCGGCGACTCCTGGCAGTTTCGGGCGCTGGCGACACACGGGGTGTCGCGGCTGCGTCAACCGCGAGTGGGGCGTGGCTTCGCGTGGTTGGGCGATACGGTGACGCTGGACCTGGACCTGGGCGCGTTGCATGACGTGGAGTGCGTCATGCTGGGGCTGCACACGCTGCCTGCCGGCGCGCGAGTGGATGTCTGGGACCCCGATGATCCGAGCTGGGAGGTGTTTCTCGATGCGCGCGAGGGGCCACTGCTGGCGATGCTGCCGAACGGCACGCGGGTGCGCTACCTGAAGGTGCGGGTTACCCATGCAGGCGCGGGTGCGGCGATTGGCTGGCTGTTCGTCGGCCGCGGCTGGCGTCCCAGCGTGGGGGCCTCGGCGCTGACAATGCAGCGTCAGTATGGTCTGGCGCGCGGCCAGGGCCTGAACCCAGCGGCACTGTACCGCGGTCGTGGCACCGGCGGGCGGTGGCAGTGGGACATCGACCGCGGCGCAGCGCTGCTGGGCGCCAACGCCGATGAGCTTGTTGACCTGGTCGACTACGTGGCACGCAACGGCCTCGAGCCGGTATGTCTGGTGCCCGATGTGCGCGACCCAGGCCGTGCGGCCCTGGCCATTCTGGATGCCGATGAGCTGGCGTTGAGTGAGTTGAGCGAGTGGCAGGCCAGCGGTGTGGCGCAGGCAGTGGTGTCCGTAGATTTGCCCTTCCGCGCTGTGCTGTCGTGATCCTGTACATCCATGCAATTCCGCCATTGGTGCTCGAGGTGCTCGAGGCCGGTGCCCAGCGGTCAACGCTGGGCGGTGAGGTGCCCACGATGAGCGTGAGCATCGATAACGCGCGCGGTGAGGCGGCTGCGCTGCTGAGCGTGCCGCCGCTGCGCGCGAGGGTAACCTTGGTGAGCGGCGGCACGACGGTTTTTTCGGGTCGGGTGCAGTCCGTTGCGCTGGCCGAGGTTGCTGTTTTGATTCTGGAGATTTGACATGAACGTCGATGCGTACCAATGGCTACCCGCTGCGCTAATTCCAGCGCAGACGGCGCTGCGCGACCGGATTGACCAGGGTGGCCTGCCTGGCCGCTTCAAGGTGTACGACGTGGACGACACCTTGCTTGCAACTCTGGCGCTGAGCCATCCGTGCGGCTCGCTCGACGCAGCGGGGGCACTGACGCTGACGCCGGGTGCGCCCGAGAGCAGTGCACCAGCGGGCGGTGCTGCGGCATACGCGGTCATGGAGGCGGGAGACTCAACGCCGCTGCTTTTGCTCCCGGTGGTTGAGGGCGCTACGCCGCTGCCCGGATACCTGGTGATCAGCTCGGCCAACATCGTCGCCGGTGGGACGGTGTCGATGGTGAGCGCGCAGGTCGGTTGAGCCGGCGGACAAGCGAGACGTAATCGTGTCGGGCTGGGGTAACTTCGTATGGGATAACGGCTACGGCGACACTGCGCCCTGGGCCGAGGATACGGCTGTTCCGTACGATGGGCGCCCGAGCCTGCGTTCCGCGCCGATCGCGCAGAATGAATCGTCATCGCTGGCGTCCGGTCTGTTCGACAACACCGCCGGGACGATCACCTGGGCCTGGCGCGTCGATAGCAGGCTCAACTACGACAAGCTGCTCGTGCATCTGGATAGAGAAAGCGGCGAGCGGTATCTGCAGGGGTTTGAAGGCATCTCGGGCAACGAGGGCTGGGCGGAATACTCGATCTCTGCGGGCACGTTGCCTCCAGGGCAGTTTCGGCTGGTCTTCAGCTATACAAAGGAGGCTGCCGGCGGTGTAGGGAGCGATGCTGCCTGGATTGCGCCGATCAGTGGATTCCCAGTGCTACCGCCAGCGGGCAGCGAGGTCGCCGTCGCCGTACGAGCCCCCTTGGCCGTACCGGGAGCTTATGCTCAGGTGTGGCCGTGGGCAACGATGCGCGCGACGTCGCCGCTGTCGGTTCCGAGAGCGCAGGCGATGACGTGGATCGATGCGAGAGTATCGGCTCGCTCCGCACTCGGCCGCCCAGGGGGAGTGGCTGCTCAGCCGGCAGTCGCAGACATTGCCGTCCCGTCGCCCCTTGGTCAGCCTACGCTCCAGGTTCGCCGAGTTCGCCTTGCGCCTGTGCCGGCCTACGCTCCCGCGCCGGGCCGATTGCTGGCTGACCCCCTACCGTTGCGCAAAGGCAGCGATCTGCCCCACTACCGCACCAATCGTGAGCTCCCGTGGGTTTATGGCCGAGTCTGGATATCGCCCGTGCCCTTGGACTCGGCGGGGCTGCTCTGGCTGGTGGCCGATCACCCGGTGACAGCAGTGGAGCGTGTGACCGTCGCAGGCGTGCAGATTGACGGCTGGCAGTTGGTGCAGCAGGTCGATGCGACTGGGCAGGCTGTGGCGCTGCTGCGATTGACGCGCCCCCCTGCCGATGGCGGGGCGATCGCGGTGCGGGTGGTGGGTCGTCGCCACCCGGTGACAGGCCAGGCGATCGAGCACCCCGCTGATATCGTTGCAGACCTGTTGCGCCAATGTGGCTGGGTCGTTGCGGCAGATGCGTTTCAGGGCTTGCGGGAGGCGTACCCGGCCCTGGCTCTGGGTATGGTGTTTGGGGCGCCCGTCCCGCTTCGAGATGCAATCGGAGCAGTCATCGAGCCGATCGGTGCAGTGTGGTCGGCGCCCCGTGTGGACGCGTGGGCGCGCCGCCCACGCAATCCCGTGGCGACCCTGGACGCAAGTGCGGCCGAGCGAGTCAGCGCCCGTGCCGCGGCTGAGTTGGCGTCCGTCGCGCGCATATCCTACGCCTACGACTGGGCGGCCGGCGCCGCACGTGAAACGCTGACGGTGGAGGCGCCCGAGGCTATTGAGCGGTACGGCCGTATGGTCGTGGATATCGCAATGCCTGCGGTGCGCACTGCCCGCGACGCGCTCGAGATCGGATCAGCCAGGCTCGCCGACATGGCCCGCCCGCAGTGGCAGATCGAGATCTCCGTTGCCGGTGCAGATGCACCGATCGATGCCGGAGATACCGTTTTTCTGGCGCACCCCCGCATCCCTGGGGGCTCCGCGCTCATTACCGCCGCTGCACGAGACCGCACTCGCGATATGCTCGACCTGACCGCGTGGTTGCCCGCCGGTGGCGCTCCGCGCGTCGTCCTGGCTCAACGCGGGCTGATGGTCGAGGCTGATCGCGCAGCCCCCAGCGCAGTGGTTTACCGGGACGGCGTGGCGACCTTCACCGTAACGGACGATTCAGGTATGCCTCTGGCCGGCGCGGCCGTGGTGCTGGACGGCCAAGCCATGCGAAATACCGATCGCTTTGGCCGCGTGCAATTCACCACCAGCCGCGGGGCACACACATTGTCCGTCTATATGGATGGTTACGCGCCCTTCCAAATGGATGTCACCGTATGAGCGTCATTCAGCGCACGCCGGACCTGGCTGTCGGTATCCGGCTACAACGTTCCCCCGAACCGCCCGCGCCCGCTATTGGCGGCGCCTGTGATGCAGACGCCTTGGCATGGACCGGGCTTGGGTTCGTGGATGCCTATGGCGGCGTGAGTCACCCGTTCATCGGCAGAGGCGTCTCGTCCCCGGGCGGCAGCTCAGGCGTGCCGGTGGCGGTCTTCGCGGGGATGGACCTGGCCGACTGGGTCGGCACCCGCAGATTGATCGGCATGCCTCTGGGCGAGGCGTGCGGTGTGCGCTGGGAGTGGGAATGGAGCATCCCGCCGACCCCCAGCACCGCCGGGGACAGCGACGTGTGGTGGGAAGGGCACGTAACGCGAACCCTGGGCACGCTCCTGTTGGTCGAGATCCTGCCGGGCTATCGACGCTACGAAGTGTCATGGCTGGCGACGCTGACCGCGGTCGCATGGTGCGGTAACCGCCGCATCGGCGAGTTGGTGCTCGAACTTGGGCAGCGTGAGTAACCCCCGCCCCGTATACCGGCATGCACCGTATCGATTGTCATGTTCTGACGCTGCACGATAGCAATCCGCAGTGGTTGAGGTTGATGCAGGCCGACCTCGATCAAGCCGCGGTCAATCAGCATTGGTTGCCAGGGGTGCCAGGTAACATCGGGGCTGCTCGTGCAGCAGGATTTCGTGCCGGGTCAGCCGAGTTCGTCACGTTCGCGGACCCCGACGATCGCTATGACCCCACGGTGTTCGGCGCACTGGCATCGCTGTTGGACGATCTGCCGACAGCCCCATTCGCGTTCGCTGGCGAGCAGCAAATCGACCCGCGCGGCAATGCAATCTCAGCGCCGCTCTTGCATCCTTATGATCCAGCGGGCCACCTCGACAGCCCGTGTCACGTTCATGGCGTCATCGTCATGCGGAGGCGGTTGGTGGAACCTCTGCTAACGCTGATCACGTCCATTCACATCGCCCCGGAGTGGCACTTGACCCTCAAGCTAACCAATCATGGCATGCCCGTCAGCATGCCTCGTATTGGGCGATGGTGGCGGCGACACGGCAGTCAAGCAACCATATCAGCACCACCTAGACCAGACGCTTTCAGGCGCTAG